TAGTGGTGAAACAGACCACTATTCTACAACCAACGCAGACAACATTCACGTATTCACTAACACTGCTCGCGCAGAAGGTGAGAACGTTATCATCTTCACCTCTTACAACTCCCTGCATCGTGTCATGGAGGCAGACATTGAGGTTGATAACATCTACTTTGATGAAGCACACAACAGTGTAAAGAAGAACTTCTTTCCTGCGACTGAGTTCTTTGCTAATGAAGCAAATCGTTGCTATTTCTTCACTGCAACACCAAAACATTCTCTTGCTGCCACTAAACCAGGCATGAATTGGTCTGTTTATGGTCAGGTTCTGTGCAATGTTCCTGCTCCTGAGTTGGTTGAGCAGGGATACATTCTCCCCCCTAAAGTTGTAGTCAAGCAACTGCCTATGATCAAAGGTCGTAAGGTGATGTTTGCTGATGATTGTGACAATCTGCTTGAGACTATCGATGACAACGACATCGATAAGACTTTGATCTGTGCGCGTACAACAAAGCAAATCATCAACCTTTTGACTCACTCTGACTTCTGCTTGCAACTCAAGGAACGTGGTTATTCTTGGATGACGATTACATCTAAGACAGGTGCAATCATCGACGGCAAGAAAGTCAATCGTGACGTATTCTTTGACACTCTGAATACTTGGGGTAAGGACAAGACCAAGAAATTTGTTGTTCTTCACCACTCTATTCTGTCTGAGGGTATCAACGTCAGTGGACTTGAGGCAGTCATCTTCATGCGTAATATGGATTACATTGGTATCAGTCAGTCTATCGGTCGTGTGATCCGTTTGGGTGGAAGTGAGAAGAAGTTTGGGTTAGTTTGCATCCCAACTTATGACAGAGTAGGTATCAGCACTGCCAAGAAAGTTCAGGCAGTTGTTGATGTTGTATTCAACCAGGGTATGCCAGCAATCAGTGAAATTAGAAAGTAGTGTGCCAGTTGATTGAAGTGTCCACCATTCCCCCACAGAGGATGGTTTCCGTGTATATTAAAGGAGTCAAAGGAACAAACCCATGCACCTGATCGACCACCTCGAAACTCAAGTTCAATGGGGTAAAGTTTTTGGAGTCGTGGATTCTCTTTACAACGACAAAGGATTCACCTCCAATGCTGATAACTTTGCCCGCGCAACTGCGGTAGAAAAAGCAATCGCAAAGTTCTCAGATCTGCTCCGTGTGGATCAAACTGGTTACGATTTCACCTTTGGTGGTGAAAAGATTGAATTGAAGATGGGTAAGAATTTATTCTACAAACGAAAAGATGTTAATGCTACAAAGAAATTCAAAGTCAAATCTTTTCTGAGTGAGACTAAAACTGTAGAAGATTTCCGTCAAATTAAAACATTTGACTACATGATGGTGATTGATCTTACTGCACGTCGTGTGGTGATTGTTGAGGATGAGAAAGCAAGATCACTCTATCAGGATGGTGCTGATGGTGCCATGATTGAACTGAAGTTGGGTGACTATTATGAGTGCGATCTTGGTGAGTTTGATGTTATTGAACCTCCTACACTTCTGTCCGAGTCTATCAACAAAGCAATCGAAGGATACCTGGACTTCTGACCAGTTTATGAAGTGGTCTACATCCACTTGATTTCCTCCCTATTCTGTGCCATACTAAAAGCATGAAAAACACACACCTCGAACATCCTGAAGATTCTATTCTGACGGGTGATCTTTCTGTCTTGGATTGGTTCCTTACTGAGTGTGATCTTTCCGTGAAAATTGATGGTGCTCCTGCTATTGTTTGGGGTACGAATCCTGCCACCGGCAATTTCTTTGTCGGTACTAAATCTGTCTTCAACAAAAAACTAATCAAGATCAATGAAACGCATGATGACATTGATCGCAATCATTCTGGGATTGTTTCTAACATACTACACCATTGTTTTGATTGCCTTCCTAGTTTCAACGGGATTGTTCAAGGTGATTTTATTGGGTTTGGGGGTGATGATACTTTTTGCCCCAATACGATTACTTACATCTTTGATGAAGTAATTGATCAGAACATTGTCATCGCACCTCACACATTGTATGCGACTGATGGTGACATGAAAGATGCCTATGTTATCAATGACATGGTAGATATGGAGATCTTTGAAGATACTGAGTCGTGTAAGTTTGTTCAACCTGAGTGTTGGCAAGTCGATGAAGATTTCGATGAGATTGTTGGTTTCGCACGTCAGATGGCACAGATGGTAACATTTGCTGACAAGAAAGAAGCAGCAGAACTTAAGGTACAATTGAACAAATGTATTCGTGAAGGACGCGAAGTTATTCCCGAAACATTCAACAACTCCCGTTTGATTAGTTACTGGTTCCTCATCAAATCTATCAAAGAGGATATACTTTTCCTTTGCCGCAATAACGGACCTAGTGCATACATTGGTGATCGTCAATGTGGTGGTGAGGGTTATGTTGGTATCAATCAATATGGCATGTTCAAACTTGTAAGTAGGGAGCAATTCTCTTATGCAAACTTCAACAACGAGAGATTTGCAAATGTCTGATTACAGCAAAGAACAATTGATTGATGCACTCGTTCATGAGTGGGATTACCTCTGCCACGATGACTATGACCCACAAGATCCATCACCAGAAGAATATCGTAAAGAAATGGAATTGCTCACGGTAGAAGAATTAATCGAAGAAACATCAACAGGCGAAGGTTACACTCTCGATGAGTTTATGGAGAACCATGGATAACATTTAGTGTTTTTTCCATAACGAAATCTGCGGGGATGACGTAACACCCATTCCCGATAGAATTATGGAAAAAACAGGTCTTTGCTCCAGTGGTGGCAATGGTTCTCAAGACAGCACAGCAGGGATGACACAGCATACCACCAACCAAAGCAAACCAGTCGGCGAACTGGTCTAGTACCGGTTGATCCCATCCCAAAATCGTGTATTATTAAAGAGTCAAAGGAAAGCAACCAACTCAACCCAATGCGAAACACTACCAAAGCACAAGCACTCGAACAATTTCGTTACAATTGGAAGGCAAGTGGATCAACAGATAAGGTCGCAAAACGTGAGGCATGGGGTATCTTCACCGATGAACTGTGCCGTGAGGGTTACATCACCATGAAAAAGTATGAGTCTTGGAGCAACCCTTTCTGATTCAAACTCCACAAACTTTTTATTATCATCATGAACACACTTACTCAATCCAAAACTGAATATCTCACCGAATGTTTTCTTGAGGTTGTCAACAATCGATGGAAAGTTAATGCAACCGAGTCTGGACATAGTTCATACTCTAAGTTAGAATATAGTATAGGTAAAAAATATATCAAACTGAATCAATTCAGGATTCATGCTGATAACAGTTTTTCAAATAATGGTGTGTTTATGTTCATCGACAAAGAGACTGGTGCATGTTACAAACCAGCATCATATAAAGCACCTGCGAAAGGCATTCGGTTCTATATTGATTTCTTGACTGATCACCCTGAGATCGTAGATCCTTACGGTTCATTCCTCTATGTCCGATGAAATTTGACACCGTTGGTAGAATCATAGGATCATTTCTTGTGGTCACTGCATATTTCATCATCCTACATGTGAACTTATCATTAGGAGTGATTATGCAGTTCGTTGGTGATGCTATCTCAGTGCCATTCTTCATCAGAACAAAATCGTGGGACGTGGTAATCATGCTCACATTCTTGTTAATCATTTCATCCACTAAACTCATCCCTGTATCATGATCAAAAAAGGTAGTAATCATTCACCAGTTCAGGTCAATTTGGGTAAGTACGATTATAATGTATGGGTTTATTCATCCAGCAAAATGGGCGATGATGGAGTCATTCGTCATCACTATAAAACATTCCGTCAAAAGTATGTTCGTTACACTGATGCCGAAGATGCTGGATGGGATTACATTAACTCTCGTAAAACAATGCAAGCATGGAGAGGATCAATTCGTTCGTTTGATGAGGCATTAGCATCATGAAGTGGGAAGTTAAGTTGTATCAAGGTGGTAAAGTATTCACTGAAGAAGTTTATGCAAATGACTATCAAGATGCAAAGCAAACAGCACAAGCAAGAAATCCTACGGTAAAGATTATTGGATGCAATCCTATCGTAGGAGAAACATCCTCATGGAACAATGATGATGACGATGATGATACAAATTCATCACAATCTTCATCAAGTTCATCATCACATAGTGTAGGTGATTCAATGGGCATGGTGATGCTCCTCGGTGCATTGTTATTGATTGGTGTAATTGTAACTTACTGGTATATTGTAATACCAGTGAGTCTAATAATAGGCATTTTATGTTATATTGGAGGCAAAGATTAGACCAGTTCATGAAGTGGCACACTATCGGTTGTGCTGCCCTTGTTTTCGTGTATTATAAGAGAGTCAAAGAAACGGACTCAACCCAATGCAACTCACAGCACAGCACGGAAACATGGTTGTTGACTTCTACCCCGTCAAATATGCTGATGGAAGTATCAGTGAGCGTCTAATGTATAAGACGGTTACATTTGCTAATGACATGCAATCTAAGTCCTACATTAACACAGAATCGTTTAAAAAAGAGGTTGATAATCGTGTTTATGGTTACAACTATGAAGTGACTGATATGCACACAGAACCACAACTTTTCAACTCTGCACTGATTCAAACTCGTTGGTGATTATGTCACTAATCAAATCCTATCTTCACACTCTTGAAATGAACAATCAACTCGAAATGCTATCACAAAGAGAACAACTAATGTGGGACATTGATGGAATTGTAGAGGAGTTTGCGTGTAATAATAACATTAACGAAGATGATATGGAAGATTTAATTCGCACACTATGTAATTCCGTCTGCAAGAACTTTCCTACCAACTAACATCATGCCAACTGACTTCCCTATCTACAAAAAACAACTCCCACAAGTGTGGTTGGAGGATGGTAACTTCATCATCGAATCATCATCGTTTAAATACGTGATTAAGGATGATTTAAAACTGCTGTTTAAACTATGCAGACGTTTTAAG